CTTTTGGACACCATCGGTCTGTGCGACAGTCATGGTGATGGCCCGCTTCGTGTCCTGATGCTCGCGCATCTCAAGAGCTTTTTCCAGCTCCTCTTCCGTGAGCGGACGTACGGGCTTGAAAAACAGCTTGGGAACTTCACTGTTCTCGTCGAAGTACATCTCCGTCACGAGAGCCACGGCGGGCATATCGTTGGCACGAAGGAACTTCGCGTAGGCTTGCATCGGCATCTTGTTGTCCTTCGCTTCGCCGAAGATAGACGTAGCGGGGAGCTGGAGCTGATACACCTCACCGAGCTTTTGCGGGAAGGCGATGGCAAGACGCTGCGAGAATCGACAGGCCCGACCGTTACCCATGCCTGAACCCTTCACGTTCTGAGGGCAGTCCATGCAGCGCGATGCCTGACGCTGATCTTCCGGTACCTCTGCTGCAGGGGTGTTGGTATCTGCCGACCAGCAGGTGGGAGCGGACACGGCCTTGGGATCGTAGGTTCCCTCGTAGTAGGTCCGGGCGATCTTGGCGGCGTCGATGATGACCATTTCCATGGAGTCGTTCTTGCTGACTCGCATCTCTTCGCCGTTCACTACCTGACGGAACTTGCCACCACGCAGACTGATTCGGCGATTTTGTGCGCCGCTGCCAGCACCGCCGGACAGGTTATCGTTAAGGTCTTTCAGCTTGGCAAACAAGTCACTGCTGACCAGCGAGTTGCCTTTGAACACATCTACATCACTCATAAACGTTCTCCTCAAAGATCATCGTCAGCGGATAGGTCAGCAAGGGGGTCCTCTTCTGGTAACGGCGCGAGGGTAACCTCGTCTTCCCCGCCGTCACTGAACGAGTCTTGCGTAAGAACCGTCTCCGGTTTTTCTTGCTTCGGTGCACTGGCAGTAGCACGAAGGGTAGTTTCAATGTCCTGCAAATCGAAACGGTAGGTGTTGCCCACCTTGATATACGTCCCGGCAGGTAGCTTCTTGCTCCTAACCCACCCGCGCACGGTCTGCACCGATACGGCAAAGTGAGCAGCAAGCTCTTCGGTTGTTACATACTTCGGGCCCATAAGCACTCCTATTTTTTCCGTACGGATACGACGTACTCAGATTCCACATTCAGCCCCGGTGGAACCATCTCGGGGTTTTCCTCCAAGAACTGCCCCACGTTCTTCTGGTTGAGGCGCTTGTCAAAGAACTCGGGTAGCTGATGCTCAAGCACAAACTTGTACATAGACTCCCAGTCGCTGGTCCAATAACGACGCTTCACCTGACGGTAGAACGTGCCCTCGGTGGTCTTAACGCTCTCGACGTTGTGCTCCTTGCAGTGGTCCAGCAGGGCTTCTTTGATCTTATCCTGCCGGTCCAGTAGCACTTGGTCTTGAGCACGGAAGTCAGCAGCCAACTGGGACCGCTGCTCGCGTAACTTAATGTACGCCTTGGTCAACTTCTCAAGCGGTATAGATTGTGTCATGCGGGTTCTCCTCTCAAGAGACCGTGACAATAAACGCTAAAAACTATCTAGTCAAGTATCTCCTTGTACAAATCTATCATTTTCGTATGTATATCTATACGTCCGTCTAACAAACTATAAACACGTTTCTCCACGCCGGAGCCTTGGAGCTGTACCACGGTGCACTTGTGCTTCTGCCCTGAGCGGTGCACCCGAGCATTGGCCTGAGCATAGGTCTCCAAGGAACTCGTAGGCCCCCACCACACGACAGTGTTCGCGGCGGTAAGGGTCACCCCATGGGCCGCTGCCTGCGGCTGAATGATGAGCACTCGGGGGTCGTTCTGCGTCTGGAACCGCTTGAATATTTCCGTCCGTTTGCTGGCGGACACGTCGCCCCGGATGATGTCGCTGGTGATGCCGTCTTTCTTGAGGCGCTCTGCGAGGATGTCGATGACGTGCTTGAACGGTACGAAGATCAGCACCTTCTGGCTGGACTCGTCGATAACCTCTTTGAGCACGTTGTAGCGGTACTTGATGTCGAACTCTAGGGTCTCTCCGTCGTCGGTGTAGACCGCACCGCAACTTATCTGCATCAGTTTGTTCATCATGATCGCCGCGTTGGCGGCAGTGATCTCCTCCCCTGCTGCCTGCAGGATCATGCGCTCGCGGAGCACCTCGTAATACTTCTTCTGCTGAGACGTGAGGGGCACCTCACGTTTGACGTACGTCATCTCCGGCAGGTCTAGGCACTGCTCCTTGGTGAAGCGTATGGCTGGCTGGAGGGCCCGGTACACCACTTCGGTGGCGTTCTCTTTCGGTACCCACTTGAAGCGCGTGACTTGGTGCATCACTTGATCGCGGAACGTGCTCATGAACTTCGGTATACCTTGCGGGTTGACCATCTTTGCAAGGCCGAAGGCGTCGATGGGACTCTGAGCTGCGGGGGTACCGGTCATCATCCACAGCCAAGTGTCCGCCTTGATGATCTTGTTCAGAGTCTTCCAGCGTTTGGTCTGGGGGTTCTTATAGTGCGTCGCCTCGTCCACGATGATGAGGTCAAAGCCCCCAGCATCCAGCGCCTCTTGCACAATCTCCAGCCCGTCGTAATTGATTATCACGAACTCCGCGTCGCCCTCGATGATCTTGCGGCGCTTGTCCTTGGCCCCGTGGGCGATGTCTACGGTACGGTGCATGGCGAAGTTAAACAGGTCCGCCCGCCACGCCGAATCCATAATCGACAAGGGGCAGATCACCAGCACTCGGTTAATCTTGCCCTGCTTCATCAGGAAGTCCGCTGCCCATATCGCTGAGGCGGTCTTACCCGTGCCCTGCTCGTTGAAGCAAAAGGCTCGCCGGTTCATGGTCAAGAACGCAGCCGTGGTCTTTTGGTGCGCAAAGGGTGCGTACTGGCCCGGCCAGTCATATTGTCCCTCGATAGGGGACGGCACTCGGATGTTCAGATTCCTGAGAACATGTGCCTCGTCTATACCCCATTTGACCACGACACGGTTGTCGTCGATGGCTTTCGCTTTCGGGATGACAGTCGTGACTTTCTGCGGGTGCCGCAGGTTAAGCAGCACCGCTGCGTTCTTGATGATCTCCATAAATTATTTCTTTGGCCCTTTCTTCTTATAATTGCGGCTGCGGTTCGCACTGCGACTCTCGATCTTCACGCCGTCCTTGTTGCTGCCTCCACGGCTGAGGGGCTTGTTATGGCTAACATCTTTGCCCTCACGCTTGTCGGCTTTACCGTTCTTGTTTTTGTCCACACCGTTCTTGTCGATAGTTCGCCGCGCACGTTGGCGCTCCATGCGGTCCTCATGCTCACCACGAGCCTTTTGCTGCTGGTACTCTTTCTTGTACGGGCGCTTCTTGTTCACATACGGCATCTCAATTCCTCCCGTTGTGCGGACACTCAAGCACCGCACAGTGACGACGGCATAGGCCGCTCGGATTAGGGTTCCACACGTCCAGCTCAAACGCCTTCTTCATACGTCCAAAGTCGGACAACCACTTGGCCCATAACTCCGGTTCCTGCTCCCGCGCATAGCGGTCCTTAATCATCTTGCCAGCGATGGCGAACAGTAGCCCACCGCGCACCTTCTGCACCTCAGGGAAGTGCTTGAACACCGCCAGAGCCATCAGCTCTAGCTGGCCCGTATCGGCGTAGCGCGTGTTGCGCCCCGTCTTGTAGTCGATGACGTAGGCCGTGCCACCGTCCAACACAATAAGGTCAGCGATGCCACGGAACCAGACGTTCTCGTCCTTGAAACCGCAGGGCTGGAAGTCTTCCGTCAACCCCAGCTCATACTCGCACAGCTTCTCACCGGGCTTCGCGATCAGAGCATCTAACATGCCCCGTGCAAACTCAAAGCGTCCCGGCAACTCCTTACCATCACGGACGTACTCTTCGCAGGCTGCATGGAACTCAGTCCCGTACAGCATGGCCTCCGTTTCCGGCTCCGTGTAATCCTTCGCCACCTTCAGGTGGTAGAACTGCTTCGGGCACTTCTCGAACGACTTGATCTTGCTGAACGACCACGGGGCTACGCTCATCGGCGGATTCCTTGACGATGTAGGCTTCACGTTTGTTCAGTTTACCGCGTCCGCGCACGAAGGGGTTCCACCAGAAGATACCGTTCTTCTTGCGCTTGAAGTGGCCCCGCACCATGTGCGCCTGCACGTCCGTTCGCATCACCGGGGCGTCGTTCTTGATGTACTCCACCTTGTCCAGATAGACGTGCGTGTAACGCCGCGTCCCGCGCTTCTTGCCCTTACCCTTGTTCAACTTATCTTTAACGGTCTGCTTAGGTGTAACGACGTGCCGCTTCACGCCACTGCGGTTATGGTTTAAGAAGTCTAACAGGCACAAAGCAGTCCAGCAGTGCGTTGCGCCTTGCTGTAGTTCTTTTTCTAATTCTTTTTTGTCAGTCTCAAAAGCTTTACTAAGGTTAGCTGTTTTTACACTTAGCCCGTGGCTCTCCGCTGCCGCGCAACTAATAGAAGATGGTACTGCAAACAAAGAAAGCGGCTTGCCCTTGGTTTGTCTGGGCCAAATTACAACATTGTTTATGCCATACTGATCTATAAGGTGTTCGTTAACTAACTCTTCATACTTGGCTTCCGTTGGGAATACGTACCGTAGCTTCCCTAACGCTAAGAACATCCCGTTACTCGACGCGTCCGCTTCAATACGCTCGATACGCTCGATAAAAACTTCGGCAACTATGGCCGTAAGCTGGTTACTAGCTGACCCCCCGTCAATTACATCAAGAGTTATTGAAGATAGAAACGCCGCTGCCCGTTCTGAAGAAGCGTCGCCTTCCGTAGTACGTAACCCAAACTCCACTACTACTTTATCGTACGGAAGTCTAACGCTTGTTAATATATCTACAATATCGAAGTCTGGTGCTTCATTTGCATCGTAAAAATTAATAGCTTGTTCGGATAATAGTTTGGAAAACACCATTGCTTCATGTTTATGGTGCAAAACATGCTTACTATCGCTGGGAAAGTAATGGCATATTTTCTGATGCAGTAACTTATCCTTCATTCGCACTCTCCGTAGCTCTTGCCAATGCCGGACTCGCAGTCGATGGGTAGGCCCTTGGCCCAGTCAGGTACCCACCTCATGCAGGCCTCAACAAACGCTTGTGCCTCCTGCACCTCTTCCTCGGGGACGCAGCAGACAATGGAGTCGTGCACGGTCAGCACCACCCGATACCGCTTGGCGATGCGCAGCATCTGCTCACCGATGATGCAGCGAGCCACAGCCTGACAGACGTTCTCTGTAACTTTTCCACCATAGATGCGGGTTCGGCCTCGTCGGGTCTTGTAGCTGTACTCGGGGCCACGCTCGCCCGGTTCAAAGCTCAGCTCGTCATAGCGCATGAGTAGGCCAGAAGGCAGACGTATAGCGGATTCAGACCCCACGGCTTCCAGTAACCCGTTGACACCAAAGGCCGTGGACTCGCCCCGTTGCAGCCCTTCGATGACCCGTTGTGCTTCCCGCCAGAACTGACTGATCCGCCAGTTAGCTTCCCGGTACACATTGATAACCCGGCGGCACTCGTCGAGGTCCATGTCATAGCCAAAGGTCTTTAGCTGAGCCTGAAACTTCACCGCACCCATGCCGTAGCCTGCACCGAGAATGGTGGTCTTGCCTACGAACCGCTGGTCCTTGGTGATCTCGTCAACGTCTCTGCCGTATATGCGGGAGGCCATTTGTTTGTACACATCGTCCTTATTGAAGAACGCTTGCACGAGGTCTTCCTGCCCGGCCATCCATGCCAGCACCCGAGCTTCGATCTGAGCTGAGTCGGCGTCGATCAACAGGTGGCCTTCCGGTGCTATGATGCTACTCTTCAACTTCTTAGCATTAGGCCCACGGGACGGTAGGTTCTGCATGTTTATCTTGTCGTCACCACCCCAGCGCCCCGTATGAGCGGCGTAGTACCGCACCGGGACAGGCAGCAGGCCCCGCTTGGCGATGTCGATGAACCGCTGAGTGCGCGTCTCCTCCAGGGTACTTTTTGTGCCCAAACGCGCCGTCACAAGAGCTTGGACGCGATCATCTTCGTGTTCCTGCAGCGCCTTGAACTCTTCATCTGACTTGGCGAAGGCGTAGGTCTCTTTGCCCGTGGTAAGACTGGTCTTCATGGGGGGTTCGACGCCGAGGTTACGGAGCAGCTCAGCGAACT